AATATAGTTTTTTTATGAGTGATTAAACCCAAATAGGGCTTAATCACTCTTTTTTATTATTTTTGTTACAGCTATTAAGCTGTTTATATATATTAAGTTAAATGAAATGGAGGAAAAAGAATTATGAAATTTAAAACTTGGGAAGAAATGTATCGCTATTTAGAGAATGAAGGTGATCTGTATAATCCGTTACTTGAGCTTTATGTGTTTCTATATAATGAAGCCGGAGCATTATGCACTTATAATATAAGTGAAGAAAAAGCAATGGAGCTTTCTGTTAAATCAAAAAAATACAATGAGGATTGGTCTGCATTTCTTAGTGTTGGCGGTAATATTCTTGATAATGACGATTTTGACAGAGAGCATAAAAAAGATTCTTATTTAGAATTATCTTATGAATTTTGTAAAAAACATTTTAATAAAGACGGATGGAGTGACACAAAGAGAATTAAGAATGGAGGAGAATTAATATGAGTTGGACATTAACTGATTGTTTGTTACCAGACGAAAAAGAGAGGGTGCAAGTTACCTATTTAAAAAATAATAGGGAATATTGTGATGTATTCGCTGTATTGGTTGGAAATGAATGGTATACAGAGGACGCTGACGGCAGTATTGTTCCTTTTAAGCATAAAATAATTGCTTGGCAATACCCTTGCAGTCCTTTCCCATTAGAGGAATTTGACAAAAATCGTTTTGAAATGGACCTTGAATTTTTCAGACAATACATTCCACACGAAAAACCTGATTTTGACAGCGAGGCTCACCGTATTTTTAGTGGCAGTGTAACTGATACAGTTTATATTGCAAAACCTATCACACAAATAGACATTGAGGCTATAAATGAAATATATTTTTATAAGAGTTGTGGAAGTATATATGGTATAGACCTTAAACCACCTATTACAAAAGGGGATATTGGCTCTTTAATTGTTGTGGTTTGCACAAGGGGCGACTTCAGAAGTTGTGAATTTATTCAAGTAGCAAGGTATGATAAAGTGATACAAAAAGTTAAAGAGGAGCTAAACAAGTACACAAATAAATTTATATAATTTAAGGTAAGCAGAAGAATTATGGACATCATAACACGAATGGATAAAGAAGAAATAGAAGCAGAAGATTAATTTGAAAGGAAGATTAAAATGAAAGTTACAGGATTGAAAAAGGCTGTTGGAGATTATCAAAAGTTTAATAAAGGTGGTCGATATGATCCACATTATGGTTTATTAATGTTTGATAAATCAACAGGCGAGTTGTGGACTGATGAATTTTATGATTTAGGACATAATTCTTATAACGTGTATAGCAATACTGATATAGTGGCTTTAGGACTTGAAATGCGGGATTATTACTTGCATGAGTTTGGCAGATATGAGCCTGAAGTCACAATGAAAACAGTTAAAGATTTTATACTAAAAAATTATGAAGGATTTGAATTTTAAGAATAGAAAGTGAGGAATATTATGTTTAAATATAGCAATTATCATTTTGAACCGGAACGAAATTTAAAAGAATGTGAAGATAAAAATCTTTATACGCTTTCTAAGCACCTTAGAAGCGATAGAGAACTTGGAATGTGTGATTACGATTGGAAGAAATGCAACTATAGCTTGAAAAAGTTTTATACAGCAAGTTGTGGAAGCAAGTGTGATCTGTTCCGATGTGTCGAAAACGGAAAATTATATATTCCGGGTGAACACGAATTGTTCGAGTTTATTTGATAGTTGGAAGGAGAGAGTATTTATAAGGTAATTAGAATGTACAAATCAGGTAATGTTGTGCAACGAAAGTATTTGATGTCACCGGGTGACAAAAGTGCGATAACAGTAAGGATTGAGGAGGAATGACAAATGAATAAATTGTATCCATCGGATTTTAATGTATCCGAAAGTAATCCAAATGGTGTTTGGGTTAGATTAAACGAAATTAATGAAATGATTGATTTTGAAGTGTTGCAAGTTGATGAGGATAAATTACAGGAATATTGTAATTTAAGAATAATGGAGGCAACAAAATGATAACAGATAAAAAATATACAATGATTGTCACTGAAGAAAATAACAACCACAATCTTAGTTTTTATGCTAATAATCCGTGGGAAGGTAATCTAAGTGACATTACATATGGAAATAATATTGATGAATTAATGCAAAGTAGTGATGGACTTGATAATGAAGGACTTTTCTATATGTTATATGAAAACAAAACCGGAAAGAGAATCGGCTCAGGAGTTGTTGAATACAGTGTGATACAAGAAGAAATAGAAGAATATGAAAAATAATATATTGACTTCAATTTACAATATGCTATAATTATATTATAGATATGAAGTTTTTAAGAAAATAATTGAAATTGTTTTCTTTTTAATTAATATAGTTTTTTTATGAGTGATTAAACCCAAATAGGGCTTAATCACTCTTTTTTATTATTTTTGTTACAGCTATTAAGCTGTTTATATATTAAACATAATTATTTTTAAGGAGGAATTAAGTATGAATGATATTATTTTAGGTAGAAAATTACGGAATGCAATTGAGAAACACATTCAAGGAATGGAATATCATTTGCATACAATCAATGTGAATGGTGACAAAAGAGGTTGTTCGGGATTTATACGAAATCCCAATAACAATGCAATCGTTTATGTTAATACTGAAATAAGTACATATGTATTACGCTATATGTACAGATATGCGGATAATCTGAAAGATTACACAGGCTATCATAACAGATTCGCCAATACATTAATTGAACTTTCAAGTAATATTGCAAAGTTATTAGAAGTGCCGGTTAATCAAACAAGAGATGTAAGAATATAAATAACTGAATTTAAAGGAGAATAACTTATGAAAAAATTAAAGAAACAAGTAAGAGGAACATTTACATTTGATAAGGGTATTGTATCTGTTACTGATCCGTGCTATAGCGATGATGTATGGTGTAGGATGGATAATGTAAAAATTATACCGGGTAAATATAACTGCATATCGTACATTGACACTGAAAACAAAAGAACTTTCATATGTCAGATTTGTCTGCAAGGACATAATTCGCCCCAACAAAACAGCAAGAAAGAATGCATTGGAAGTATCGGAGTAGATGCCGGTATGGCAGGATTTTATCAAGATAAGCCCAATTATTCTGATGAAGAATGGTATGACTTTTGTGAAGCCTGCAAAGCAAATAATTTTGATTATCTGATAAATGAGCATGGCTTTTGTACCTCATCAGGATATGGTGATGGATCATATGATGTATATGCTTACAGATGCAAAGACGGTATATACTGTCTTGAAATTATATTTTAAAAGGAGGAATTCTAATGATTTTATGGACAATTCAGCCAAAAAGTACATTAGATATTATTAAAGAGAAAGGTGTTTTTACGTGTGATACAAACAAAAGTGAATGGTATAATTCGTCAAATGAATTTCACAGGGCGTATGATTGGCTTGTAAAAGAAATGGATAATAAAGGTATATATCACCCAAAAGGATTACAATTACCTCTTTGGGCTTGGCATACAATAGAATATAAGCATCAAAAACCGGATTATTACGAAATGGGCTTTGGTGAAGAAGGTGATGAATTAGTATGCATTGAGTTTGAAATCCCTGATAATGAAGTTTTACTTTCTGATTTTGATAACTGGTCATTAATTCTTAATAATGATTTTGTTACTAAATGTAATAACGAAAAAGAATGGGAAGAAGAACAGCAATGGTTAGATAATTTACCGGAAGATGAAAGAAAAGCAGCAATTATTAATAGTTGGCAAAGAATTTTCAATCTTGAAGCGGTAAATAATGATATAAGAATTGCAGGTTCGTATATTCAAGCTACTTTTTGGCAGTTAAAGAAAGAAATGATTAGAAAAGTCGAATATTTTACACTAACAAAGCATTACCATATATTTTAGCGTTACCATGAAGAACCAGAAGATATTTAAGTGAAGGAGTGATTATTATGTTACAGTTAAAACAATATAAAGGAGATACTTGGAAAGGATATTATGGATTCACCTTGCAGCCAAATTTTTGGTATGGTATTGATACCGAAACCAATCAAAAAATTGTGACATCCGGTTGGGAAAATAACGGTATGGTTGCAATATATTACTTTAATGCCGGCAATTCAACTTGGGTATTAAAATGGATTGATATTGAAGAAAATGATTTTCTGATTGAGGAAATCCCAAAAGTCGATACTTCGGATAAGCTGTCATTTTCAAAATGGCTTGAAGAAATTAAAGGTATTGATTGGAATGACTATGATGAGGTTTATTCTGACTTTATGGTTGATGAATTAAATACCGAATACCAATACTATTTGTATGATGAAACCCCATTGTTTGTACAAAAATATATAACGGAGTAAAGGAGAGAAAGAAAATGAAATGCGAAAAATGCGGAGCTGAAATTAAACAACTTATCATCAGTGTATCTGATGCATATGGTTCGGATTGTTCTATTAGTGTAGATATAACAGAATGCGAGAAAAATGCAGTTGTATTTGAAACTGATAAAAGTTGGACAGGATATGAGCAAGATGGTGAAGATGCTAATCAGGATATACGTTGCCCAATATGCGGTAAAAATCCGTTTCAAAATGACGAGATACAAATATTTAATATTGTCAGAGTTGTAAAATTTAAAAAAGCAAAGTAAATTTTAAATAATACGGTAAGTTTTAAACTTATCGTATTATTTTTACGTATTTATACGGTAAAATATCGAGAATTAGATTTTACCGTTCCTCAATTCAGTGGATTTATTTATCGTTTAGAGGAGTATAAGCAATGGGAAGATATGTAAAGAAATTATATAAAACTTTTAAAAAATATTTTATAAAAAGTTATTGACTTCATTTCTATGTATGTTATAATAAAAATATAAGATATGAAGGTTATTGAAACATGGTTATACCATGTTTCGATTTTAATTAAAGTTCAAGAACAGACTAACAAACCCTAAAGGGATTTAGTCTGTTCTTTTTTTATAGATTTAATTTTATTATCTGCCATTATTGACAGTTTATATACAAAAAAAGTATCCGGAACTTTTGTTTTTTAAGGAGGAAATTAAAATGACACGTTATCATAAGCCAATTGATTTCTGTTCGTACAACATTGAAACGGTATTTGATGAAATGCCTCACAACGCTGAGAGCGTTTATCATCTGACCGTTGATTTGCTTGGTTTTCGTTTAATCCCGATCATGAATGGCGAAGAGCCAACCGGTTGGGATCGAATTGATGAGCTTCAAGCTCAGGCTCGTGACTTTTTAAAGGCAGTTCTTGATCAGGCTGCTTATTGGTATGGAGAGGTAGCGTAATACCTCTCTTATTGTTTTTAAGGAGGAAATTAAAATGAATAAATTTATATTCTGGTATGAAGATGAATCATGCCACTTAGTGGATACTTTTGAACAAGGGTATTCAAAGAAGTGGTATGGCAATGTTACAGCTATATTTGATGTTGTAAGAACAAAAGACGGCGGCTATATGGAAGGCAAACGTCTTTTCTGATCATTAATGCAATTAAAATTAAGGAGGAAATTAAAATGAAAAAGAAAGTGTTATGGTTTTCACGTCACGAGATGACACCGGAGCAGAGAGCTGCTCTTGGCGATGTGGAAATTATACAAGTAAACAAGACAGTTCAATCAGCTTACGAATTGCAAGACGAAATTAATGAGTGCGATATAATTGCCATAGTCGCACCAATTAATTTGCAACAGCAGTTCATTAAATTAGCTAATGGCAAACCGGTCATTATGGCAGTTAATGACCGAGTGCTTATCAAACAAGCTGACGGTACTGAGGATAAGGCAGAGTTCCGCTTTGTTAAGTGGGAACGACTTATCCGTATTGATATTGTAAAGGAGGATTTTATAATGTAATGTCAAATAGCTATTTACCTTCGGGTAGATAGCTATTATTTTTTTACGAAAGGAGCAATTTTAATGACAAATTATGATTTTAATAGAGCAATAAATTTACTAAAACAAGAATTCGGTGAAGAATGGCAAAACATTGTTCAAAATTTAGGCACTGAAAATTTAAGACATCGAGTAGGAAAAGAATTAACTTCATTTATGGCTTTTCCTGATCGTGGAGATGGAGGTAATAATCAATGGAGAGGCAATTGTTCGCCTAAAGTGATTGAAGCTATTACAAAATATGTACTTGCTTCAAAAAGATACTATAGTAAAGATGTTTCTCAATTTACACTGCTTGATCCAATGAGTGGTTCTGGCACTTCAAAGGGAGTTGCTGATAAATTAGGTATAAATTCGGTTTTATACGATTTAAACCCGAATCCTAAATGCGGTATCGGAAATTGGAATGCTTTAAAAAATGATGTAGAAGATAGTGCCGACTTAATTTTCTTTCATCCACCTTATCACGATATTATAAAATATAGTGGTAATATGTGGGGCAAAGCTAATCCTGACGATTTGTCACGATGTGAAAATTATAATGATTTTATTGAAAAATTAAACTTTGTAATTCAAAAACTATATATGGCATTAAGAAAAGATGGCAGATTAGCCATTTTAGTCGGTGATATTCGTTCTAAGGGTGAATTTCATTCTATGCAACATGATATGATGAAAATTGGAGATTTTGAAAGTTTTATTGTTAAAGGACAGTTTAATTGTGTTTCGGACAGTAGAACTTATAAAAAACCATTTATTCCGATTGTAACAGAATATATGTTAGTTTTCCATAAGAACGATCCGTTCATAATTGATTTTTCAAAAAGAATAAGCAGACAAATCTCTATGAAAGAATGTGACAGTAAAGCATTAACTTGGCATCATCTTATTAGAATGTCACTTGAAGAATTAGGCGGTTCGGCAAAATTATCCGACTTAGCCGATTTTCTTAAAGAACATCCTAAAGCTAAGAAAAATCCTCATTATAGAGAGAGGATAAGAGCCACTGTATATGAACATAAGGACCAATATAAGAATTATGGTAATGGTGTTTATGGACTGATATATAAGATATAAAAAACAAGATACTAATTCATAAAGTTTTTTATCAATTTGTAAAGTTTAATGAATTTTCAAATGTAATGTGATATAATATTAATAATGATAATTCATTTTAAGTGTTTACACTTCTCGCTCATCTACTTAAATGTAGAAAGAGCCTACAGACTCTCATTTATTGAGAGTCTGTTTTTGTATATTGACTTCAATTTTATACTATGTTATACTTATAGTATAGATATGAAGTATTCAAAAGAAATATAATATTCTCTTTTTGTATTTAATAGTTTAACATAGAACAATTATAAATTCCTAACCGGAAAATATAATTGTTCTTTTTTTATTCTTTTTTACCGCTATTTAGTGGTTTATATATATATCAAATGAATAATTTAAGGAGGAATTTTATGATTACAACACTTAAACAAATAACGATAGGTGAATATGTACTTACACCTATAAAAAATGCATTCAATGATAAATGTTCATATTGGATTTCAAAAAAAGGTTATACCCTTGCATTATATGTGTTTTCGGTTGACAGTAGTATGAATCAAAAAGATTTGAATTATATGCTTTCAGCTTCAGCTATAGACAGTTATATACATTTTTTTGAAAATCAAATTAAGTAGACTGAAAAGTAAACTGCCATACACCATAAAGATATGTGGTTTTACGACGAATTAATTTATGAAGGAGGAAACGAAAATGAATAATCAATCAATCAAAGATTTCAACGTGGGTGAAAAAGCATATGTTGTATATAGTAATATAGGGTATAGACAACCGCCTCGAATGGAAGAGGTTACAATTACTAAGGTTGGTCGAAAATATATTACTGCTAATAACTGTGAATATTATTATGATGATTGTCAAAATAAATTCATACCTAAAGAAAATTATGCTACTAACATTTTGCTTTATAGTTCTAAAATTTTAGCAGAGGAAGAAATCATAAGATTATTGCTAAAGCCCAAAATTTCAAATATCATTCGTAATAAAATTAATAGTTTTTCTAATGACGATATAAAAGCTATTTATGAAATTGTAAAAAAATATGAAAAGAGTAAAAATTAAAAACAAAAATTATTGGAGGAGTAAAAAAATGCGAGAGATACTATTCAGAGGCAAACGTATAGACAATGGAGAATGGATAACGGGCGGTATATTTCAGCAAAAAGCTGATGATGTCAAAGATGAAGTAGTGTATATAATTGATAATTCATCAAATGATGTTGACTGGACACATAGGGTTATACCTGAAACAGTAGGACAATTTACAGGAGTTACCGACAAAAAAGGAAACCGAGTTTTTGAGGGAAGTATATTCCGATATGAACCGCATTTCACAACGGAGAAAGCGTGTTTAGGAATAGTTAAATACAGAAATACATACGACAGACAACGTGCGTGTAATGACTGTGGTTTTGTCATAGAGTGGCAACATGAGCCGTTATTGATGCTACGAGAAGATTTATTATACTGGTGCGGTGACGGGAAATCAGCCAGTGTTATAGGCAATATACACGATATGAATGATAATCCAAAAGCATTAAGATGCAAGAACGATTTGAAAGGATAGAAAAACAAGAATTGTTTTATTAACAATGCAATTTCTAAAAATTATAACGTTGCAAAACAAAAATTATTGGAGGACTAAAAATGATTGAATGGAAAAAAGTTAAAAAGTTAATGGATTGTTTTCCGGGAAGTATTATAAATCACAATGGCGAATTTATCGCAATGGTAAAAGAAAACGAGTATTTCTTACTTGAAAGCTGCAAAGATGAACGTGAAATGAAATGCAAAGTTTTGGCGTGGTTTTCAAGAGGTGCTCATAAAACACAACATTACAAGTCGAAAAAGAAAAATAATGAATACCATCAATTTATGCTTGACGGTATAAATAAATATCTCGGAACAAACTTTGACTTTGAAGATATGGACATTATTTATACTAAACTCGGTAATGATGTCAATAGACCTCTTTGTGAAAAATTTGTTGACAGTGGATATGATATGAATATTTTAATTTCTAAGATTAATAAGAACTAAAATATACTTTATATTTATTAACGCAGGAGGAACAGTAATGAAAGTAGAATTAAAAGTGAACGATAAAAGCATTCAAGCTGAAATCAGCGAGGAACAGTTAAAAGAGTTGGGATTGATTGAGGAACGAAGCCGAACAGGATATGAGAGGGGTGAAGTTGAAGAAACATATTATCTTGTTGACGTAGATGATGAAATAACGAATATGAAACATAACGGTCAATTAGACCGAGATTGTTATGATGTAGGAAATTATTACAGCAATAAAACCATTGCCGAGAACAACGCTCGTGCAGACAGATTGCTCCGTCAACTAAGACAATGGCAGGCACAAAATGACAAGGCTATTTCTATATCTGATTGGAAAAATAACAATATTTTGAAATACTATATAGATTATGATTGTTTTAATGATCAGCCTTTCGTGACTTATGCTATTCGTTATCGATGCCCAAATACTATATACTTTACATCGGAGGAGAAAGCCGAAGAAGCTATTGAAGCATTCAGAGATGAACTGCTATGGTATTTTACCGAGTATGTTCAGAGATTAGACGAAGAATAAGCAGAACGGGGAGTGAAAGCATGACGATAAAAGAATGGTTACAGAGAGGAATTGAGATTGAAGAAGAAATTGCTGATTTGCAGGCGGTTAATCCGGTTGTATTTTTGGACGAAATGAATGTAGCGGTTTATGAACAAAACATCAAAAACAGAATTGGCGAATTGTACAAAATAAAAAATGAAATTCTTCAAACCGTGAATCAGGTCGAAAGTGCTACACTCCGAAGACTGTTAATTAAGAGGTATATTCAAAATTTAACGTGGGAAAAGATTGCAGAACAGCTAAACTATTCATACAAACACGTTGTACATATTCTTCACCCCAAGGCGCTGTCTGCAATCAAAAGAGTTTTAGAAAAAGATTAAGCCGGATTTTATTCCGGCTTTTTTTGTATGCGGAATTTTATAAAAATCCAAAAAACGTCATTATGTAATAGAATGTAACATTGATCCTGTGGTAGTATATGAATCGAAGGGTGAACTGCCGTGAGGCAGTGGGAAAAAATATCTCAAAGTAAAAGAGGGAATAGAGATATTAAGATAGGCATAGACACGCTTGAAGTATTCAGCGTACCATGTTTATGCTGATTATACGGAATGTATATGTTAATGCATATACATTCTGTTTTTTATTTTTGGATAAAGAAAGGGACATAATTATGGAGCTATTGCAATTAGTTGAAAAATTCAAGGACGTTTTCAGCATAGAAAAAATTGAAGATGTTGTTGATGAATTAAAATCAACATTGTTAAATGCCGAAAATTGTCGAAAGCTATGTGAAGATTGGATTTTAATATGTCCTGATTTAACAATAGATTATATGCAAATGATATTTCAATATTATTTTGCCGACCGTAAAGAAAAAATGCAAGACTACACACCAAAAAGTCTTGCGGTAGCAGTTGCAGAGTTATCAAAAACCAAAGATGAAAAAATTTGTTTAGATTTGTGTGCGGGAAGTGGAGCATTGACAATCCAAAAATGGAACGAAAATAACGATTTAAAATTCATATGTAAAGAATATGATAGTCGTGTTATTCCGTTTTTGCTGTTTAATTTGGCAATTAGAAATATTGACGCCGAAGTTATTCATTGTGATGTATTGTCAGATGAAATTTTTAAAACATACAGGACACAAAAAGGCAATAGATTTGCAACTGTTAAAGAAGTAGATAAGAGTGAATTTAAAGCTGATTGTTGTATATCAAATCCGCCGTACAATATGAAATGGGAACAGCCGGTATTTGCACAATTACAGAATAGATTTTCACAGTGCGAAGTACCGCCGGAAAGTAATGCGAATTATGCGTTTATATTGACTGCGTTAGATGAAATTAATGGCAAGGCAAGTTTTATATTGCCGAATGGCGTGTTAAGCACTGACAATCAAAAGGAAAAGCAAATAAGACAGTATTTAGTCGAAATGAATTTCATAGAAAGTATAATTGTATGTCCGGATAAAATGTTTGAAGTTACGTCAATACCAACGTGCATTATAACATTTAATAAAAATAAACAGCATTCGACAGTAGAAATGATTGACCTACGACAGAGGTATGAAACAGAACAGCGAATGCAAAATGGGCAGTTTGGCGGCAAAAGTCACACTAACAGGACATACGCAAAAGAAGTCAAGGTTATATCCGAAAGTCAGATACAAGATGTATTGATACAGATTGAACAGTACGGAAACATTGCGGGTTACTGCAAGGCAGTAAGCATTGAAGAAATCAAAAAAAATGATTATGTATTGACACCGAGCCGATACATAGAATTTGAAAATATAGAAAATGCACATAGACCGTACAACGAAATAGTTGCGGATATTAACAGAATTGTAACTGAAAAAAACAACTGCAAGCTAACCATCAATGAAACAATCGCCAAGTCTTTAGGATTTGACATTGAGCTGTTTAAGCAGGACAACAGTACAAATAATGATTTTTCAAAATTGACAGAAAAAATATGTGGCGAAAAGATTGTTAAAAACGATTATTTCAAAACAACTAAGAACAAAAATGAAATAATATTTGCAAACAACAACAAAGAAAACATTTCAAGTATTCTTATGATGATATTTAATACTTGGAAACAACACATATATTATCTAAATCTTGAAGAAAACAGATACTTAGCAGAACTTCGGGACGCACTATTGCCAGAGCTAATGAGTGGCAAGATTGATGTAAGCAATATATAAACGGTAGAAAGGATAAAACTATGTTTGAAAGAATAAAAATATATCTACGAAAAAAGAAGTTTGAATATAAACGCAGAAAATTCTGCACTGAATGGAACAGACGAAACAGCAAATGGCATGAATGTCGTCACAAACGTAGAATGTTTGAAAGAGATCTGCGTAGGTGGCTAAGAGAATACAAAGGGTGATTGTATGAATACGGTTGAACCAATTCGTGACAAACGTGATGTATACGCAATCAAAAAATATCTGCGTCAAAAGGATATTAAATATTACATTATGTTCATTACAGGTATTTCATTAGGATTGCGTATTAATGAAATTTTGAAAATGACAGTAGGTGACGTTAAGGGGCGTACTACTGCAACGTTCCGGCAGAGCAAGACCGGAAAGGAAATCACGGTTGCATATAACGATGAGCTATTGAGAGAATATAAAACCTACTGCGAACACCGTACACCGGAAGAAGCATTGATACCAAATCCAAACAATGAATACAAACCGATAACACGTGACATGGCTTACAAGGTTTTGCGTGAAGCAGCGGATCATGTAGGTATCAGATACAAAGTCGGCACACACACATTACGGAAGACGTGTGGCTACCACTATTACAGGCAAACACACGATATAGTTACACTGCAAATATGGTTTAATCACCGTAATGCCAGTGATACATTGCGGTATATTGGCGTTACAAAAGACAGTGTATTAACTGCTATGAAAAACTTTAAAATCTAATTTTGTTATACATAAATGCTCAACGTATAATGAAATCCCAGTTTTTTGTGTGCATTTATTAGTAGGAACTAAACTGATTCAATTATACACAATAACAGGTTATGTATAATAGACCGAAAGGACGAATGACAATGGCACAGGCTGCACTACACGTATGTAACAAATACGGATGCCACCGACTGACACACGACACATATTGTGAATTACATCAACATTTGAAACGACAATATGACGACCACAGGGAATCGGCAAGCAAACGAGGATATAACGGACGTTGGCGAAAAGCAAGCAAGACATATCTATTGTCACATCCGTTTTGTATTCGCTGTCTGCAACAGGGAAGATACGAGAAAGCCACAGTTGTAGACCACATCACACCGCACAAGGGAAATCAACAGCTGTTCTGGGACAGGAACAACTGGCAACCACTGTGCAAGCAATGCCATGACCGTAAGACAGCGACAGAAGACGGCGGTTTTGGTAGATAATATTAAAAAATTTTTTTCTTTCGTGAAGATTTTTTTTCACGGGAGGGGGTATCAAAATTGTTTTTGCGAATGTGCGGTAGACCGTTGCAATATATAGAGAGACACGCACGCAAGTTTTCGAGAGGGGGTTAAACCGAAAATGGGAGCAAGAGGACCAACGAAAAAACCGGCAGAGCTGGAGGAACTACACGGCAATCCCGGACATAGAAAAACTGAAAACAGATTGCAATTTTCAAAACCGGAAAAAGTTCCGTCACCGCCGGTGTTCCTAAATAAAATTGCAAAAAAAGAGTGGAAACGATTAGCACCGATTGTATTCAATGCCGGAATGCTGACGGATGCAGATGTAGGAACATTTGCCGCATACTGCGATTCATATGCACAGTGGGTATTAGCTGAAAAGGCGATACAGGCAAAACAACCGGACAAAAATTCTCCTGCACCGCTGACGTTTATCACCGCCAAAGGGTATGAACAACAAATACCTGAAATCAGCATTTCAAACACCGCAAAAAAACAAATGCTGACGTTCGCCAAAGAGTTCGGATTGACACCGTCATCAAGAGCCGGAATGACAAACCCGGTAGAAACCGAGGACAAAAAAGCAAGTATTATGGAATTCATCAGCAAGAAGAACAGGAGTGCGTAAACTATGGATTCGGTAACATCATATGCGAAAAAAGTCGTAGCCGGCAAGATTATTGCAGGTGATTCGGTAAAAAAAGCGTGCAAGCGACATCTGAAAGATTTAAAAAAATCTAAAAGAAAAGATTATCCGTACTACTTTGATGCAGAGCAAGCAGAATATTGTTTTGCATTCGCTGAAAATTACTGCCGACACAGCAAAGGAAAGTGGGCAGGCAAGCCACTGATATTAGAAGATTGGCAGAGATTTGTTGTAGGTTCTATATTCGGGTGGAAGCGTAAAGATGATGATACACGCCGATTCAGATATTTTTATATTCAAGTGGCACGAAAAAACGGAAAATCTACGTTGATGGCGTTCATCGGACTATATGTTATTGTTTGTGACGGTGAAAACGGTGCTGAAATTTATTCGGCAGCAACCAAAAAGGACCAAGCACGAATTATATTTGACGAGGCAAAGAATATGATTGGGAAGTCACCGGAGCTACGAACTATATTGACAACGTACCGGAACAACATCACTTTTGATGCACAATTATCAAAATTTGAACCGCTATCGTCAGACAGTGAAACTTTGGACGGTTTAAATGTGCATTTGGGATTGATTGATGAGCTACATGCACACAAAACAGGTGATGTGTACAATATTTTGGACAGTGCGACAGGTGCAAGAACACAGCCATTAATCGGAACAGGAACGACCGCAGGCAGAAATCCAAACTGTTTTTGCAAAGAATTATATGACTATTACAAAAATATTCTGAATGAAACAGTTGAAAATGAGAATATTTTCATTTACATAGCAGAATTAGACGAAAATGACGATTGGACAGATCCACAAAACTGGATAAAAGCCAATCCGAATATAAATGTCAGTGTCAACCTAAAAGATATGGAAAGTGTTTATACTGCATCTAAGAATATTCCGTCAAAATTGAATGAGTTCAAGTGTAAAAAACTGAATATGTGGGTTACTGATACCGCTTCATGGGCAAATATGGAGCAGTACAATAAACCACCGACTTTGAAAATCACCAAAGAAGATTTAATCGGTAAAAAGTGTTATGCCGCAGGCGATTTGGCGGTCCGTAACGACTTGGCAAGTGTCGTTTTTGAATTTCCTTTGAGTGACAGGTATTTTGCAGTTTTGCACCACAGTTTTATACCGGAAGACAAGATTTTCGATAATTCACAGAAACATCACATTGATTATCAACGGTATATTGATATGGGATATATAACGGCAACACCCGGTAATGCTGTTGATTTTGACTATATCGAAGATTATATCCTGCGAATGCGTGATAAGTATGACATTTTGGAAGTCTGCTTGGACCCGTGGAACGCAACGCAGTTGGAATCGCACCTAATTGACGAGGGTATGAAAGTTGTTGAGGTCCGACAAGGATTTAAAACATTATCAGAGCCGACCAAAGAATTGGGGATAACGATTGAAGAACGCAAATTAATACACTTTGATGATCCGATATTGAAGTGGGCGGTTGGAAATACAGTAGTTACGTTTGATGAAAACGGTAATGTTAGACCGAATAAGGCGAAAAGTATCAATAAGATTGATCCTGCAATGGCACTGATAATAGCACACACCAGAGCATATACACATGAATTGAATTATGTTGATGTCAACGCAATAGCAGCGGCACAACTGGCAGAATATGAAGAAATGTTGAGAGGTCAGATATAATGAAATTTTTTAACAGAATAAAATCGGCATTTTATGCACTGACGCATGATACAACGACAATATCATTGTTAGATGAACGATTTTGGACGCAGTACGGCAGTATACGGAACAGTAAACTGTCGGAAGTGACATATTTCACCTGTCTAAAAACGTTGTCTGAGGCGGTTGCAAAGTTGCCGTTAAAGATGTATCAGGAAACACCGAAAGGTGTAAGCAAGGCAAAAAATTCAGCATTATACAATGTGCTGAAAGTACGACCGAATAAGAATATGACTGCAACGACATTTTGGGCAACAGTTGTAACGGTGATGTATCATTACGGAAATTGTTATGTATATATCGCACGGAACAAAGAGCCTGAGTTGTTAATATTGGATAACCGATATATGACTGTCTATGATGACAATGCAAAGTTAATAGATGATAACGGCGGAGTTTGGTATATATATTCAGAACCGGTAACCGGAAAGGTATATAAATTCAGCACTGATGAAATATTGCATTTTAAAACATATATGACGTTTGACGGCATTATGGGATTGGCGGTTAAGGACGTGCTGGCACTGACGATTGACGGAGCAATGGACAGTCAAAAATTTATCAAGAATTTATATGAAACAGGTTTGACAGGTAAAGTCGCTGTTGAATATACAGCAGATTTGAATGAGGATTTGCGAAAGAATTTAATCAGCACTATTGAAACGGCAACATCGGCAAACAGTGCATTAACATATATTCCGATTCCTGCCGGAATGAAGTTAAACCCGTTAAATTTGAAATTGACGGACGCACAGTTTTTAGAATTAAAAAAATATACGGCATTGCAAATAGCCGGAGCATTCGGAATTAAACCGAATCAGCTAAACGATTATGAGAAATCAAGCTATGCAAACAGTGAAGCACAGCAACAAGCATTTTTGACCGACACAATGTTGGTTATTCTAAAGGGTTTGGAAGAAGAATTGGCAAGTAAATTGCTAACATCAGAAGAACTTCAACAAGGATATTTTTTCAAATTCAATGTTGATGTCGTGCTACGAGCGACATTTTCACAAAGAATGGAAGGTTATGCGAAAGCCAGACAAAACGGCTGGTTATCCGCTAATGATATACGCAGTAAGGAAGATATGCCACATATTTCCGAAGACGAAGGCGGTAATGCATACCTAATTAACGGCAATATGATACCGTTAAAAGTTGCTATGGAAGGAGGAAATCAGAAAAATGTCAAGACACAGAAATAAGAAACAGAATAGTTTTAACTGTTATATCCGAAATCAGACCGATGATTCAGCCGATATTTATTTTTACGGCGATATAGTCGGAAATGATGGGGATAAATGGTGGGGAAATGATGATAAATGCCCATCTGACGTAGCCACACTGTTGAAAGAATGTGAAAATGTCAGTCAGCTGAATGTCTATGTAAATAGTAATGGCGGTGATGTATTTGCCGGTAATGCTATTTATAATATGCTGAAACGACATAAAGCACACAAAACAGTGTATGTTGACGGCTTGGCGGCATCTATTGCGTCTGTCATTGTTATGGCAGGTGATGAAATCATTATGCCGGCAAATTCCTATTTGATGATCCACAAAGCGTGGACGTATGCAATGGGAAATGCCAACGATTTGCGTGAAACAGCGGACAGATTGGAAAACATCGAACAAACGATTGTTGATACATACATGGAAAATGTCGCTGAAAATATCACCGAAGATGACATCAAACAGAAAATGTCTGATGAAACGTGGTTGTCGGCAAAGGATGCGGCGGAATTATTCCCACGAATACAGGAAGATGAAAACATAGATGTGGCAGCGTGTATTTCGTCTATAACCTACAACAATATTCCTAAAAATGTCGTTGTCAAAAATGATGACGAAGATGATGAGGAAGAAGATCCGGACGAGGAAGAAGATCCGAAACCAAAAAAGACGGATGAAGATGATGAGGAAGAAGATCCGAAACCCAAAAAGACGGACGAGGAAGAACAGAAAGAAAAAAACAGTAACGAATTGGATATGTTAGACAATTTCGTATTTATGGAAGGAGCAATAGAAAATGAACAAGAAGATGCGTGAATTACTAGCAAAAATTAAAGAGAAAAATTCACAAGCAAGAAATTTTCAAAATGAAGGTAAGGTTGATGAGGCGAAGCAACTAATTGACGAAATCAAGGATTTGCAAACATCATACGAAAATGAAAAAGCATTATTTGAAATGGAAAGGAACAACGTACCGGAAGAACCAAAGAACAAAACAACAGCAAACGGTTTTTCTGCTATGGCAAAGATTGCACTAAGAAAAAAATTGACCGAAGCGGAAAATGCATTGGTTACAGGCACAAACGGTACAGACGGTGAGAATTTCCTAATTCCTGAAGATGTTGATACAACAATCAGAGAATTAAGAAAGACATATATGTCAGCAAAAGATTTGGTAACAGTAGTACCGACATCATCATTAACCGGTAGTTTCGTATTTGAAAAGGGTGTTCCGACAGGTTTGGCAGATTTTGAAGATGGCGATACAATCACAGAAGGCACTAAACCATCATTTGAACAGAAAAAATTCCAAGTTACACACAAAGGTAAGGTTTTCCCTATTTCAAATATACTATTGGAATCGGAAAAGGCTGGTTTGACATCATACCTAAATAACTGGTTTGTTAAAAATTCAATCATCAGTGAAAATACAGACATTTTCACTGCATTGCAAAACGGTAAAACGGCAAAGGCAATAAAGGGATTAGATGAATTGAAATCATCAATCAACAAAGATTTGGACCCATCCGCCCGAATCGGTGCAGTTATTGTCACAAACCAAACAGGATTTGACATTATGGACAGCGAAAAGGACGCAGTCGGCAGACCGATTTTAAAGGAAGACTATGTAACACCGACACAAAAGTTGTTCCAAGGACTACCTGTAATTGTGTTCCCAGATGCACAACTGCCAAACACCAAAGCAGGACAAGCACCGATTTTCTACGGAAATCTTAAAGCCGGTTGTTATTTCATTGATAGGAAAGGTTATCAGTTTGCAGTATCAACTGAATATCAATTCGGTGCAAATATGACAACTATGCGTGTGATCGAAAGCTATGACGTCATTCAGGCAGATAGTTCTACATACATCTACGGAACAATAACGGCAGCAGGAAGCAAGGCTGTAACGACAAAAGCAGCTGCGTAATGAATGGGAGGGGTGAAGAATGTCCCTAACATTAGACGAAGTAAAGAATTTTCTGCGATTAGATACATCCGATGATGATACATTGTTGGAAATATACATATCAACGGCGGAAGAATACGTCAAATCAGCATGTGGTAGGCAGGTAGATTTGGACAATCCAAAAGCACATACCGTAATGCTGATGTTGGTGGGCGACTATTACGAAAACCGTAGTCCATACGGACAGACAAAGTATAGTCAGAATGTTTCAACTATGCTAATGCAGTTACAGTTGGAAACGCCACAAGATACTGATGATGAGGTGAAAGAATAATGGATTTTGCAAAGCTAAGGCACAAAGTTGTATTTTTAAAGCCGTCAACATCAGAAATAAACGAACAGTCAGAGCAAGTTATCGGGTGGTTTCCGTTCCACCCGGTGACAAAGACTGCAAGTGATGATGTATATTCTACGCAAGACGGCGAAATCTGTTTTAAAAGCGGAGTTTTAAGCGGTTTAAATAATGTGTTTGCCAATTACGGTGTTCGTGCATATGTTTCGCCTGCAACAGGCAGGGAATATGATGAATCGCAGAAAATTCGAGCAGAAACAACATACAACGTGGTAACACGTTATTTTAACGGCATTGAAAGTAATATGAAAATTCTGTACGGTGCAAAGGTATTTGACATAGTATCCGTATTGGATATAAATGAGAGTCACAGGGAATTAAAAATCGTATGTTCAGAGGTGGACAGATATGGCAAGGCAGAATAAAGATGTATTCGGTTTTGATGAATTGGAAAAATCGTTCAAACGTTTTGAAAAAAACTATCCGGACAAGGCAGATGCACTTTTAATGGCACAGGGACAAGCAGTCAATAGAAAGACAAAATCCCTTACACCGGTAAAGACAAAAAAACTCCGCAATTCGTGGAGATTAAAAAAAGTTAAACTATACAAGGGTGGAACAGTTCGAGTTGTGCGAATACAATCAGGAGCACCACATGCACATTTAGTTGAATATGGACACGAAATATATCGAGGTGGAAAGACACGAGTACGAGGGAAAAAATTAAACCGAGTAGAGTTAGCAGCAAGAGGAGTTAAATTTCTTGGTCGAGTTGAAGGTAAACTTGTACTTTATACAGCAATGAATGAAGCCAAAAATAGATTTGACCGTGAGGCAGACAAGATGTTAGATAGATTAGTGGAGGAATTTGATAATGATTAAATCACCGGATATACGCAGATTTATAGCTGAAAAAATGAAGAAATCGGGGTTTAACGTAATAGCTTCGGAAATTCAAGAGGGTTATCCTAAACCGGCAGTATTTGTCTATGTGTATCCAGCGTCGATAACAAAATCCGGAGGATATTTGGAGGATGACGTTTATAGTGTAAACATTCAGTATATTCCAAAATCTGAAATAGCACAAGAATGTGCCGAGGCGGCGGAAAAGATTCGTGAAACATTGATGTATAGCACGATTGACATACAGGACAGACATTTAACAATGGAAACAATAGAAATGGTCATTGAGGACGAGCAATTAAGCGTGTCGTTTGAGATTCCGATAACACAGTCCATAGACGAATACGACGATTATGACAATGCAGAAACCATAGAAATGAGAGGTATATAACATGGGATTATCAACAATAAATGTAGAATTTAAAGCAGCAGCACAAACCGCTGTAAAACGCAGTGCAAACGGTACAGTTGCACTGATTTTGAAGGATGAAACCAAGGAAGATACCACATACGTTTACAACAATGAGACGGAAGTGGTTAAGAGCCATTGGACATCAGACAATCTAAATTACATAAATATGGCGTTTAAAGGTTCACCCAAAAAAGTGATTATCGAAAGAATTGCCGCAGAAGGAAGTCTTGATGATGCATTGAAGCGTTTGGCAAATAAGAAGTGGAATTATCTTGCCGTTCCGTCATTACAGGACGGTGAAGTTAAGACTGTGGCAGATTGGATTATTGCACAGCGAACGGCAAAGAAACCGTTTAAGGCAGTATTACCGCATTCTGTATCAAATAACATCGGTATTATAAATTTTGATACCGATGATATAAAAATCGGCAGTAAGACCTATACGACCGCTGAATTTTGCGTATATATTGCCAGTATTATTGCCGGAACTGCACTGAATGAGAGTGTAACAGGCAAAGTCATTTCAGAAATCAACAGTATTACAGAGAGTTTAACCCCCGATGCGGATGTTGATGCCGGAAAGCTAATTTTAATCAACGATGGTGAGCAGGTCGAAATTGCACGAGGTGTGAATTCATTGACAACGGTTGGAACAAATCAGACAGAGGATATGAAGTCAATCAAGATAGTTGAAGGAATGGATCTGATTGCAGAAGACATTAGAACAACATTCAAAGAAAACTATATCGGCAGAAGTAACAGTATTGAAAACAAAGAACTGTTTATCGCCGCAGTGAATCAATATTTTGAAACACTGACAAAGGAAGGTGTGCTATATGACGGTTATGAACATTATGCAGAAATCGACATAGACGCACAAAGAGAGTATTTGGCAAGCAAAAGTGTTGACGTTGCAAATATGAGTGATGTTGCAATCAAACAAGCCAATACAGGCACATTTATGTTTATGGCGGCACATATTCAAATGCAAAACGCAGCGGAAGATTTGAAATTCGTTGTAAACATGTAATCGAGGAGGTAGACATATATGAGTAGAAAAATTTCAGCACCTAACATTATTTCCGGTACACACGGCAAGGTATGGTGGGACGATTCGGTCATTTATGAAATTTCAAGTTTTGAAGCAACACTGGATACTGACCGTGAAGATGTCACATTTGCGGGTGATATGATCAAGGATAGCAAGTTGATGAGTGTATCGGGTACGTTCACAATGAAAGTGCGAAAGGTATTTTCACGAGGCAAGAGTTTTGCGGAAGCGTTTATGCAAGGAAAAGACCCACGTTCTACACTGATTAGTCAACTAAAAGACCCAGACGCATATGGTGGCGGATATGAAAAAATCCAACTGACTAATTGTTGGGTTGAGAGTGTACCACTAACCGGCGGTGAAAACGGTAAGGTAGTTGAAGAAGAATACAAAGGCGGTTTTACAGGATTGAAATTCCTTGCAAGCATTGAACCGATAGAACAGGATTAAACATTTTAGGAGGATATAAAAATGACAGGACAAGAAAAACATACAAGATTGACGTTGGACGAAATGATAAGACGTTCAGAGCAAGTAAAGGAAGCAAAGAACAAAAATAAAACAAAGGAATTGTACGTTGAAAGCCTTGACGGCACAATCACAATAACAAAACCAACAAGAAATCAAGTAAATGACGCAATGAATATGGATGCGTATTCAGGCGAATCGGATGCATATCTGGTGTATGAATGTGTGACAGAACCGCCACTGAAAAACAAACAACTGCAACAGGCATATGGCTGCCAAGAACCATTAGATATTCTTGACAAAATATTTGAACCGGGCGAGGTAGTGAATATTTCAAAGGCTGCATTAAGTTTTGCAGGTTATGTTGATGATAGCGTTAAGGCGGTTGAAGAACTAAAAAACTAATTGAACGCAACGGTGATTTTGAATTAATACATTACTACGTCCAACGTGGTTTTGATTGGGATAGAATTGCCGGGGCTACGGGAAATGAAAAGGCATTTTTACGAGCCAGTATGATAAAAGCATACGAAGAAGAAGCTGAAAAGATAAAAGCAATGACAGGAGGCGGTTGATGTGGCAAAAGGTAGAAACATAGGAGCAACACTGTCGTTGAAAGCCGGAAACTTCTTTGCAAATATGAAAAAAGCCCAAAATGAAAGCAATAATCTGCGTAGTACATTGAACAACACAAGCAAAAAAATTTCTGAATTGGGAGATAAAGCTAAAGTTGTTGGCAGTGCCGTTGGTAAATTGGGCAAAGGGTTAGCTATTGCCGGAACGGCAGCCGCTACCGCAGTAGGAACAATGGTAGCAAAATCAGTCAGTTCATTTGCTGATTATGAACAGCTGACAGGTGGTGTCGATACATTGTTCAAAGACAGTTCGGCGGCAGTACAGAAATATGCAAATGATGCATACAAAACCGCAGGTTTGTCAGCTAATAGCTATATGGAAACAGTTACAAATTTTTCGGCATCACTGATTTCCAGTTTAAATGGCGATACAGCAAAGGCGGCGGATTATGCAAATTCAGCGTTGGTGGATATGGCTGATAATGCAAATAAGATGGGCACGAATATGACAGACATTCAAAATGCCTATCAGGGTTTTGCAAAGCAAAATTACACCATGCTTGATAATTTAAAACTCGGTTACGGTGGCACACAAGCTGAAATGAAACGACTACTTGGCGATGCACAGAAACTTACTGGACAGAAGTATGATATTTCATCATTTGCCGATATTACACAGGCTATTCATGCAATCCAAACGCAAATGGACATAACGGGAACAACGGCAAAAGAGGCAAGCACGACAATAAGCGGATCGTGGGGGTCACTGAAAGCGGCGTTTGAAAATACTCTTGTCGGTTTGACAACAGGCGGAGAAATGTTTGATCAGAGTTTGGATGCACTGGTTGATTCAGCTAAGACGTTCGGGCAGAATGTTATACCGGCAATAACGGGTGCGTTAAGTGGCGTAGGTTCGTTAATTGAGAGTTTGGCTCCTGTAATTGTAGCAGAACTTCCGTCAATGGTATCCGATATACTTCCACACCTTGTTTCAGCCGCAAAGAGTTTGGTTACCGGTTTAATCAGCCAATTACCTGCATTGGGAAAGGCTGTTTTAGATGCAATACCATCAATTTTTGACGGTATGACAGATGTAATCGGTGAAAGTTCTGTAGGAAAGCTAAAAGGGTCATTTGAGGGACTGAAAAATACCATAACTGATACATTTTCAAACATTGGACCAATGCTTAAAGATTTCTGTGAGGGAGGTATATCAACATTCTGTGACGCATTATCTACGGCTATGGATTTAGCCAGTGGAGCTATATCGGTAATTGAGGCATTATCTCCGGTAATAGGAGCAGTTGCAGGGGCGATAATCACATACAAAGGTGCAGTTATGTTGTGGAATGCAGCTGAAACGGCTAAAAATGTTGTTATGGGTATTTCAACAGCCGCACAATGGGCGTTAAATGTAGCTATGACAGCAAATCCGATTGGTATTGTCATTGTGGCTATCGGTGCATTGGTAGGGGCGTTTATTGTATTGTGGAATAAATCCGAAGGATTCCGAAATTTTTGGATCAACCTATGGGAAAAAGTTAAAGCGATTGTTACAAGTGCATGGGAAGGAATAAAAGCCGGATTTGAAAAGATAAAAAACGGAATATCAGCAGTCAAAGAAAAAGTGTCGACAATGTGGAACGGAGTCAAAGAAAAAACGTCAGAATTATGGGGCGGTGTAAAAAATGCTGTATCGGAAAAACTGAACAACATAAAAAGTGCATATGACGCACACGGTGGAGGACTGAAAGGTGCTACATTTGCGGCAATAGAGGGTGTCAAGGAATACTACAGGACAGGCTATGACGCAATTAATCAATTAACAGGCGGTAAGCTCGGCGAGGTTGTCAATGCAGTCGGTGTGAAGATGGAAGCCGTAAAAAGTAAATTCGGTGAAGCATTTGGCAATGTGAAAAACACCGTAATGACTATTTTTGAAAACATCAAAAACGGCATTGTTGAAAAGATTACGGCGGCAGTTGACACAGTTAAAAATGTGTTCAATAAAATTTCTGATACTGTATCATCTGTATGGGACAAAATAAAAAGCCTGCTGAAAGCACCAAAGATTGTGCAGACAGGAACTGTTACGGTGATGGGGGTTGATACACCGATTCCAAAATTCGGATTGGATTGGAACGCAAAGGGCGGTATTATGACACGTCCAACTGCATTTGGATTTGCAAACGGCAAGATTCAAATGGGTGGCGAAGCAGGGGCTGAGGCGATACTTCCACTTTCGGCATTTTGGCGGAATTTGCAAGCATACACTGAAAACAGTCAAAAGAAAAGTCAGGGAAACAATGATATTAATATAAACGTCACCATTAATGCAGGAAATGCGAATGAAGAAGAAATGGCGGCACGATTTATAAATATAGTTGTACCTGAAATAAAACGACAGTATGCAATTTTATAAAGGAGTGAGGGAAATTGTTAGATTTTTACCTAAGCGTAAATAACAGCGAGGAGGTAGTGCATATTCCTGTCACTCCTTCCTCTTTTTCTGTGACAAATTCACAGTCGACAGAAACATTTGAATCAGCCGGATATGGCTGGATTAAAATTATAGGAAATACCGAATTGCGAGGTATTTCGTGGGACGGAATATTCCCTGTCCATGACTATCCGTTCAGACGTGATGCATCAATGGACGGTCAAGAATACTACGAAAAATTAAAATCGTGGCAAAAACGAAAATTGCCTGTTCGTTTAGTGATTACATCAACCGGTTTTGCAAACATCAGCATAAATATGGCTGTAGCCATAGAAAAATTAGATTTTGATGTTGGCACAACAGGTGATTTGGATTATTCTATCGAATTGGGCGAAGTAGAGCTGTTAAATGATACGGAGGATACAAATATGGCACAGTTAGATGATTTGGCGGCAAGAATGGACGCAGTCGAAAAACGGTTGGATTCATTGGAAAACGAAAAAATCTATAATTATATGGACGATAATATGCCCTCGTGGGCAAAACCGACAATCCAAAAACTAATGGATAGGGGTTATCTGAACGGCACAGGTGATAACGAGCTGGGATTGACTATGGACATTATCAGAATGTGCGTGATGATAGATAATGCAAACGGTTTTGAGGGTTATACCGTTGACAGTATTCCTGATTGGGCTGCACCAACGATTGAAAAAATCAAGAAAAAGGGTTATTTGTCCGGTATTGATGATGACGATTTGGGGCTGACAAAGAATATGATTCGCATATTAGTTATTTTAGACAAGTCCGGAGCATTTGGTGATTAAATATGGCAAGTGGACAGGATTTAGTTAAAATTGCACAGGCTGAAAACGGCACAAAGGAAAACGGAACGAATAACGTCAAATATAATACATGGTTTTACGGACACGAAGTAGACGGAAGTAATTATCCTTGGTGTGCGGTATTTGTTTCGTGGTGTGCGGATAAAGCAGGCATTACAACAGACATAATGCCTAAAACGGCAAGTGCCGGTTATTTTGCACATTATGCGAATCAGGGACATGGTGAGGTTTTCACCAATAAAAATCCCGAAGCAGGTGATTTGTTTTTAATAAATTACAATGGTTCGGATTGGGCAAATCATGTAGGTATAGTTGCATCGTGTGACGGTTCCAATATCACAACGATTGAAGGCAATTCATCCGATATGGTTCGATCCAGAACGTTATCAATGTCCGGATTGACGTTTGTTCATTTTAATTTGGATAGCAGTAGCGGAATGACTGCTGCTTGGACGGCACGAGAAGTACCGAATATCGGCAGGGATTTAGCCACAAAAGCATATATGGCATATCAGTTATACACTGATAAATCATCAGGCGGATATAGCTATTTATGGGGCAGTAATTCGACAACTGCAAATGGTGGACTACGAAAATACAAAGAATTCTATTGTGTAGCAATGGGTTCATACTACGGTCCGGACGGAACATTTATCAAAGTGGAATTTGATGACGGCAAGACGATTTATTGCGTAAAGGCTGACGAAAAAAAAGACAGTGAAACAGACAGCAAACATATGTATCACGACTATCCGTTTGATCGTAATGTATTGGAATTCATTATTGACAGAACAGTTGTGCGAAATAATGATGAATTTACATCAGCATTAAATGCTGCCGGTATAAACCGTTCAGCACGAATCAAGGCAATATGGACTTCGGACAGCGAACCAACCTACGGCAGTGCAGGAAGCACAACGGCAGAAAATGAAAAAGAATATCATTTTATTGATACAAACGAGAAAATTTCCATACATCCGACAATATTCAAACAAACACCAATGCAGTGTGACCGCCATAATGGCGGTTTAACGGTGTTATGCAACGATATTGATATATCGTCATATGTGGGGGATATATCGTGGCAAAATACCAAAGATACGCTTGCAACGCTATTCAATTTCAGTGTTCCAAAGGCAGGTGATATGAAGTACATCAATATGTACAAACCGCAAGAGGGCGATATAATTCGTTATAGCGGCGGTACACAAGAAGATTTTAGGGGTGTAATTATCGAAGTTGATGACGGCGATAATTACGTTAATAAATATGTTGCCGGTGATGTGGGACAGTATCTGAACAAAACCAGTGATACATATCAATTCACTGCAATGCGTGCTGACGACTGCATTAAAAAAATATGCGGTGATTTGTGTATTCCTATTGTGATGATACCGGAATTACCGTTATTGATTACGCAAATTTATGTGGACAAGGCGGTATCAGATGTTATTGCTGACATACTGACACTATGTGGCGGTGTACATAATTTTGATTTTGTTCCTGACGGCATCAGAATTTATAATTGTGCGGATATGGTTGTAAATCCACAATTCAGAATATCGTCAAACACCGAATTGAAAGATTCGATAAAGTATATCGGAAACGTTGAGCATAAAACCAGCATCGAGGACAGAAAAACAAGCGTAAAGGTTATTTCAGATACAGATGTTTTAACAACGCTGAAAGATGAAAACAGCATTGCACAATTCGGTTTTTTGCAAGAAGTTATCAAAGTCGGTGAAAATGAAGACGCAAAGGAAGTGGCAAAAAACAAGTTGTCGGAGCTGAACAATACAAGCGAAACATATTCCGGTGAAATTATTGAAGAACTGAACAGCTATACCAGAGCCGGAAGTGTTATCGCTATCGGTGATGAAAAGTATTTGATAAATAGCAGTCAGCACAGTATAAAACAAGGTGTGCATTACAATAAATTAGATTTGGAGCGATTATGATATGAATAACGGATATACAGAATTAGCAAAAATGCTGAAGAATTTAAGCAAGGGTGAAACCTATGGTCCTGTATTCGGCAGAATAACGCAATTACCGGATTTAATCATAACACGCAGTAACAATATACAACTGACAAAAAATCACGTTGTAAGCATTGTAAATCTGTATGAACGTGATGCCGAAGGAAGATATATTCACAACGGCAAGAAAGTTGTCCTGTTACCGTATAACAACGATAACAGTTATATTGTGTTGGGGGTGATACAAGATGGCTGATTATGTTACGACAGAACCGGCATTTGATTTTGAACGTGGTGATTTTGTTATTATAAACGGTCGTCCGAAAATGGTTGTCGGTATGGATCGCCTACGAAGTTGGATAGGAAAAGTACTACGAACGCAAAAAGGACGATACAAGATATATAACGGAACATCATACGGAACGAGAATTAAAGACACATTTGTAGGTAAAACATTCACGCATGACTATATGTTATCAGAAATTCAGCGAGAAATTACTGATAATTTAGAGAAAAACAAGGATATTGTCAGTGTGGACGGTTTTTCGGCAACAGTAGACGGAACGCATTTAACAGTTGAATTTACTGTTACAACAGTGTACGGAACAACGGACTTAAAGGAGGCACTATAATGGCAGAAACAATAACATCTATAACGGAACGTCTTCTGGCAGAAGTGCCGGAACAATACGATACAACCGAAGGTACATACACATATGACATTGAAAAATCTGTTGCAGTCGAATTTGACAACGCATACGACCAATTAGAAACGGTACGAAAACAATCGCACGTTTCGACTGCAAGTGGCACATATTTAGAAAAATGCGTTGCACATTTTGGTTTGTATCGAAAATCGGCAACGTATGCAACAGGGAACATAACGGTCACAGGAACATCTGGTGCAGTGTTGCCTGTCGGTAGCAAAGTGGCAGCCGGAAATGTCATGTTTACGGTGAATGATACGGTGACAATAGGTGATGATGGAACTGCATCAGCACCGGTCATATGTGATACAGCCGGAACACAGGGGAATGTTTTAGCCGGCTATATTAATCGTTTTCCGGTTACAATCAGTGGATTGCTACGGGTTACGAACGAACACGCAACCACAGGTGGCAGCAATGACGAAACAGATACACAACTGCGTGAACGATATAATGAATATATATCCCGACCCGTCACAAGTGGTAACAAATATCAATATATATCGTGGGCAAAATCCGTTCCGGGAGTAGGTGACGCTAAGTGTATCCCGTTATGGAACGGACCGGGAACGGTCAAAGTTATCATTGTTGATACAGAAAATCAAATAGCTCCTGCGGAACTGGTGAAAAAAGTCAAAGAATACATTGACGATTTAAAACCGGTCGGAGCGGATTTGACAGTCGGTACAGCGGAAGAAATTGCAATCAATGTTTCGTGCAAAATCGAAATGACGGGAAATGTCACAGAGAATATCAAAAAAAATATATCTGAATATTTGACGGAAATTTCGTTTTCAAAGGGTTATGTATCCTATGCTAAAATAGGACAGGCTATTTTGAATACTGATGGTGTAATCGATTATACGAATTTGACAGTTAATCAATCTACAAATAATGTCCCGATAACTGAAACACAGATTGCAGTGTTGGGGGTGTTGAAAATTGACTAACATTGAAAATCTGTTGCCGAAATACTATAAAAATTCAAAATATATGCACGGATTATTACATCCATGTGATGTTGAATTTGATAGATTGTACGATAAATTGGATAGAACATTGAAAAATCTATTGGTTGATGACGCTGATGAAACAGGCATTCACGATTTTGAAACAGATTTTTTAATACCGTTGTCTGATGATACGTTGGAATTACGGCGTAGTAAAATCAAAACAAAATTTTTACATACGGCAACGACAACGTTTGAAAATCTGCAAAATATAGTTCGTGCATATGATAACGGTGCGAGTATCAGTGAAGATAATCCCAATTACAGAATAAAAATTCAAAGTTGCAAACCGTTATTACTGCAAGAAATTTTAAACAGTGTCAATGAAATCATTCCTGCACATATTGCTACCACTATTGAATTAGATGAGCAACAGTCGCAGGAACAAAAAACTGCTGTTGTCTGTATATGTGCAGTGTCAAAAACCTATGAAACTGTTGGATTTGATAATAATGTGGCTGATGATGGAATTATAAATTGTGCTAATTTTGAAAAATTCGCAGTGATTGACGGTTGTTCCGGTGAACAAATTCAAATGGCAAAATATCGTACATTTAAAGAAATGCAACAAATTGATTATGAAACTGCGAAAAATAAAACGTATGCAGAGCTATTGTACAAGGAGGAGTAAATATGGCAGAAGAAAAAAAGATTGAGGGTTTTTCAAATATAAAATTTACGGCATCCGGTTTACTGCTGGAAGCAAAATTGAAAACAGGTGTACCGCTGAAGATTACCCGTGCAGTTATCGGTACAGGGTATTTAGATGACGGTGAAGACGTAGCGAATTTGACGGCACTGAAATCTGAAATTGAATCGCATCAAACCGGAGTAACGTCATCATCTGCAACAGTTGATATTACAAATGTGTCTGTTGTGGCAGCCGGAATGACTAATCTGCGATTAAAAATAAAAAACGGCGATACACCGTTTTATCTGCGTGAAATCGGTATAATGGCACAGGACCCTGATCTGGGTGAAATTCTATATTTGTACACAAATTGCGGTAACGGTGCACAGGCATTCCCTGTGTTTGATGGTAGCAACCATGTGTACAGAACTATTGATTTTTTGAATATTATATCAAATGCG